TCTGGACTGGTACTGTTCTTGAGGACGTAACCATCGCAGGTAACGCAGCTACTATCACTGTATCTGGTGCTGCTATCTACGAAGCCAATGGTCAGTACAACAACGTAACTGCCGCTCCTACCAGCGGAGACGTTGTAACTATCCTTGGTGCCGCTTCTACTCTGTACCAGCCCAACCTGTTCTACACCAAGCAGGCTTTCGGAGTAGGTACTGTGAAGCTGCCCAAGCTGTACAGCACTGACACCATTGCTACTACCAGCGATGGCTTCTCCATCCGCGTATCCAAGTACGCAGACGGTGATGCAAACACCCAGAAGATTCGTTTCGATCTTCTGCCTGCATACGCTTGCTTCAACCCGCTCTTCGCGGGCCAAGGCTTCGGCGTATAATTGCTAAAATGAGGATGGGGGCTTCGGCCCCCTGAATCTTTATGGCAAAACCAGCGAAGGGAAAAGCAAAAGTTAAGGTCACAGCATCCGGCAAGAAGGACTCCTACGGGCAGGCTGGAAATGCTGAGGATGGCGGGCCACGAGTACGCGCCGGAACAAGCAAGGGCGACTCTTATTGCGCTAGGTCTCTGGGGATCAAGAAACGGCTTCCTAAAGACAAACAGAACGATCCAAACACGCCAAACAATCTAAGTCGTAAGCGCTGGCGATGCAAAGGCGCTAAATCAGTCAGGTACGAATAATGGCTACTGTCGCTCAAGTCGCAAAAGCATCTTTACAGAGGATCTTGGTACAAGCATCTGAAGCTCCACTTGAGCCGGATGAGTATCAGGATTTTATCTTTGCTATGAATAACTATATGGCCCAACTAGACGCACAAGGAATCAGTTTGGGTTATACGCAGGTTTCTGATCTGGGAGATACTGTTACTATCCCAACAGGGGCTTTGCGAGGCTTGATTGCTAATATGGCGATTGAAGTCGCTCCAGATTACGGCGGCGTAGTTTCAGATGCTCTGGTACTCGCTGCGCGTCAGGGTTTGCAGACTATGCGAACAATTGGACAAATCATCAGGGTTAGCGCATTGCCGTCAACTCTCCCGATAGGCTCAGGAAATGAAGTTGGTTCGTGGGGGCTTAATGGTCATTTCTATCCAGATGCAGAGGCAGAGATATTGGCAGAAAGCACTGGAGCTATAGGTTTGGAGAACAACACAAATGGTTGATAGAGCGCAGGGCCGTAAGAAAAGCCAATTTGTCCAAAAGACGACTGTCGAGTCTGGTAGCTATCTTGATTACTTTGTAAACGGGACCAACTACAAGATCAGCTATTCTGATTTCGCATCTGGCCTTGGAGTAACAGGATCAATAGTACAGGACGGCGCTGTCACTGGCGCTGCCATCCTAGACACTCAAGGCACTGTAAATAATATCAGGAACATTGAAAACGGATCTGGCATCTCTGCTAGTGTCTCTCCTGAGAACGGTGTCATTATTTCTCATAACATAACAGCCGACTCCAATGGAGCGCCGCTGTTTTTGAATACAAGCGCTGATAGCCCAACTATCGCCAGCCTAGTCGCTGGGAATGGAATATCAATCACTTCAACTGATGCCTATGTGACAATTTCTCAGTCAGGTGTTGCTGAATATGCCACAGTCACAATGCAGGGCAATTCTACTCAGACTGTGATTGCAAGCACCGCTACCCCAGTTAAGGTTGCTGGTACATTTGTTGTTGGCGATGAGGCTGGATATACAGGAGACACTACTGGCCGTATTACTCATGGCGGTCATACTGGTCGGCACATTATCAATGCCATTGTAAGTATTTCTGTCGCTAGTGGTACTAATCATAGAATCTCAATGTACATTGCTAAGAACGGATCTGTGATTAACACTACAAAGACCACTGCAACAACTTCATCGGGTTTGTATCATAGCTTTGCTACATTCGCCAATATCTTATTAGACGACGGCGATTACGTTGAGATATTTGTCAGGAACGAATCGACCACAGATAATTTGATTGTACTGGATGCCATTATAGGGGCGCTGTAATGCCTGTAACGCAATTACCAATAGCAAATGGGTTCTATATCTCAGACTCGTTGCCTATCTCGGCGCAGGAATGCACTAATTGGTATCCGAACATTGTTCAGAGTGTTGGCCTATCTCAGGAGACTTTATTCGGCACTGAGGGGATGGTCGAGCTTGCATCATCTGGGCAGATTGAAAACATAAACCGTGGCGCTCACGATATGGCTGGCAAGCCATACTTTGTGAATGGAGAGCGGTTATACAGACTGGACGAATCTGGTGATGATTACGTCCTGACGTTTATTGGCGATATTGCTGGCACAGCCAGAGTATCAATGGCTGATAACGGCACTCAATTGATGGTCCTTGTACCTAATGGGAACGGATACATCTATAACCACGTTACAGATACTTTCAGCCAGATCACAGATTCGGATTTCACTGCGAACGGTAATCCCCAATTCGTAGTGTTCATTGACGGCTACTTCTTGGTAACTACAGATTCCAAGAAGTTCATCGTAAGTTCCATCAATGACGGCTTGAGCTATAACGCCTTAGACTTTGGCACAGCCGAATCCGACCCCGATGATATTGTTGCTCCGGTGGTTTATAAGAACCAACTATTTATTTCTGGAGGCCAGACATTCGAGGCTTTTCAAAATATCGGTGGCGCTGACTTTCCGTTTCAACGTACAGGTCTATTTCTTCAGAAGGGATGCTATGCTCCCTACTCTCTGGTAAACGCCCAAGACACTTTTATGTGGGTTGGCGGTGGAGAGAATGAAGGTCCTGCAATCTGGGCATTGAGCGGCAACTCAACCGTTAAGGTCTCAACGACGGCTATAGATTCACTGTTATCAAGATTAACAGATACACAGGTTTCCGATATTTATTCTTGGGCATACGCTAGTAAGGGCGCTTACTTCATTGGATTTGCACTGCCGTCTACGACGCTCGTCTATGACACCACCAGTAAGAGATGGCACGAAAGGAAATCTTTGATTAGCGGATCATTGGGAGCGTATAGAGCTGCTTCCATTATAAAGGCGTACAACAAGATTCTCTGCGGCGACATTGTGGACGGCAGGGTTGGAGAATTGGACCCTGACGTTTACACAGAATACGGAAGCGCGATTATTCGACGTGTTGCTACTCAGCCCTTCCAGAACAACATGCAGTCTGTATTCTTTCCGAGCCTTGAGCTAACGGTAGAATCTGGAGTTGGAAACGCTGATGTCACTGACCCACAGATCACTCTTGAACGTTCTAAGGATGGCAAGACATGGAGCGACCCTATCTCAAGAAGCATAGGCAAAATTGGTCAATTTAGCCGCAGAGCTATCTGGCGCAGGAATGGTCGGGCATCCAGATTTGAGGTATTTCGTTTTACTCTGACCGACGCTGTGAAGCCTGTCATTATCCAATTAACGGCTAATGTCATTGGTGGTGACAAGTGAGCAATCCAAGACTTAACGCAGCCCAGCCGATCGTAGAATCTGATGGGACTATGGCTCAGCCGTTTAGACAGTTTACTCAAGATGTTAGTCTGAGTATTCCGATTGTTGGAAGTGGCTCTCCAGAAGGCGTGGTAGAGGCTAGGCAGTACAGTTTATACATAGATTCCACAGGATCTGCTGGCTCGATTGAGTACAGAAAGATGCAGCCTGATATCGGTGGCGACGTGACACAGGGATGGGTTGCTGTGTGATTTCGGAGACCAAAGATTCCGAACTCATTAAGAAGATAGCCACGATCCCAGAGTTGTGGGCAACGGTAGCCGAAGACGGCATCAGCCCAGAGACTTGGCAACCGGACCTGACAATGGGCTGGTTGATTGCCTGTGACGATGAAGGATTCATAGGGATATACAACGTACATCCACTAAACGGAGTTACGTTAAATGTACACCCAATGATACCCCCAGATACTCGTGGGAAACGGGCGTACAACTCAGCACTAGAGGTAATCGGCTGGGTATTTGGTAAAACAAAGTATCAAAAGATTGTTTGTGAGATACCCGTAATCTACAGAAATGTTAAGTTATTTGCGATGAGAGCCGGAATGCAGGAAGAGGGCATAAACCGTAAAAGTTACTTAAAAAATGGTAAAATACACGATCAATGGCATTTAGGTATTGCCAAACAGGACATTGAACTATGAGCAGCGTAACAGACAAACTCTTCGGCCGGACCGATACATCCGGCATGGAAGCGGCGGCGGCTAACCGAGCAGCAGCGGAACAATTTATCAAAAGTCAGGCACAACAAGCCAGACAAGATGTAATTTCTGCTTATGATCCGATGACCCAAGCGATTCAGCAAGGGTATCAGAAAGCTGCGGACGTTTACTCTTATGCCATTCCGCAGCAGCTTGCCGCATTGCGTACAAGCGCTCAGGAAGCCCAAAGAATGCGAATGGGGGCACTTCCTTACTATCAGTATGCTCTGATGGGAGTCCCATTTAACATGCAGCAGATTCTTGGTCAGACTTCTCCTGTTAATGTTCCTGCTTATCAGAATGTCCCTAGCATGGGTCAGCCACAAGTTGTTTCGGCAGCATCGTATACGCCACCAGCAGCCGCGTTCACTTTGCCAAGCATTGCAGAAATGTTGTCTGGCATAAACATGTACGGCGAATCGCTGTAGGAGATCCTCATGGCAGCAAATATGCAGAAACTATTCTCAATGTCTCTTCCGCAAGAATTGACCAGTATCCCCCGTGATAATGATTATTCAATGGACGAGATGCGCATTGTCGAGGAGCTTATTGGATCTGGACGATTATCGGTTCAGCAGGTTTCTGATTATTTTAATCTTCCGGCATCTGAAATCAATCAAGTCCTTACCAATGTCTTTGGGTATACACCTAACCAGATTAATCAGGTAGCTACTCCTGCAAGCATTTCTGATGCGTTTGGTGAAGCGCCTGCGGATAGCGACCAAAATCCGACTAGAATGATTGAAACACCACCTGTTGTTGAGCCTTTTTCTGTTCCTATCCAGATCCCTATGGATAATGCTGTTCAGACTACTATTCCTGCTCCTGCTCCTGCACCTGCACCTGTTCCTGCTCCTGCTCCATTGCCTGCTCCATGGCCTGTTCCTGCACCTGTTCCTGCTCCTGTGCCTGCACCGGCTCCAGTGCCTGCTCCTGTGCCTGCACCGGCTCAAGAATCACCTTTAGCGGCAGTTACCAAGGATGGAGATTATTCAGCAGAAGATGCAAAAATTGTTGAAGCGGCTCTCAGTTCAGGAAAGGTAAACATAAAAGAAGTTTCTGACTATTTTGAGATTCCACAAGAAGAAATTGCCCAAGTATTGCAAACTGATTTTGGTTACACGCCAGAGCAGATCCAGCAAGTCTCAACGACAACAACTACTCCGGCAGCTACAACAACTACTTCTACAACTACTGTTAATCCGTTAGCAGGTGTCGAAAGGGACAACAACTATACAATGGACGATGCTCGAATTGTGGAGCAAGCGATACGTTCTGGTCAGGTCACAATCCAAGATGTATCTAATTATTTTGGCGTCCCTGTTTCAGAGATTAATCAAATCCTGTCAACTGAATTTGGTTATACGCCAGATCAAATAAGCTCTTTTGGCGGGGGCTCATTTCAGCCCACTCAACAAGTTGCTCAAGAACCAGCCGCTCCTGTCGTCGGGGCGTTAGCTGGTAGAGCTGTGCCTCAAACTCCATCGCAAAATATCTTTGCCGCACAAGGTCTGGGTCAAGACCTATCTGGGATTACAGGACTACAAGGCTATACCGGCGGCACTCTCCAGAACGGCAATATCATGTACGCAGATCCCAACGTCATAGGAGGCATTGTGAATATGCCCCAGACAGGCGTTGCTGGCGCTGAGGCGGCCCTACAAGGCGGTTTATCAGGAGGTCTGGCTGGACTACAGCAAGGTATTGGCGAAGCAAGGACGGCCCTTACAGGGACCACTCAGGAGGCTATCAATCAGCTTCAGCAGGGACTTGCTACTGGAGCTACAGGATTAACGTCTGCTACTGCCGCAGGTCTGCAAGAGTTACAACGAGCCTTGGGTCAGGGCCGTCAGGATATCACCGCTGGATATGGTCGTGCTGAGCAAGGATTCCAGCCCTACATGGCGGGTGGTCAGGCTGCTCAAGCGCAGTTGGAGGCATTGACTGGAGCTAGGGGCCAAGAGGCTTTCCAACAGGCTTACCAAGAATCTCCATATATACAATTCCTGCGTGAGCAGGGTATGCGGGCTAACCTTGCTGGTGCGGCTGCCACGGGTGGATTGGGTGGCGGTAACGTCCAAAAAGAGCTTGCTCGATTTGGTCAGGGTCTTGCTTCACAAGGATTACAGCAGCAGATTCAGAATCTTCAGGCATTAACAGGCCAAGGCTTACAAGCTGCACAAGGCGCTGGTGGTTACGCAGCAGGTGGTGCAGGTCAGTTAGCAGGACTAGCACAGACTCAAGGCACACAAGCTCTTGGAGCCATGCAGAATGTTGGTCAAGGTCTCATGGGTCTTGGTCAGGTTTCTGGAACTCAGGGTGCAAACATCTTGCAGAGCGTAGGTCAGCAACTAGCTAACCTTGGCCTTGCTGGCGGTCAAACGGCTGCCGAGATGGGTTATGGCACTGGACAAAGACTTGCCGACATTAGAACTCGTGCAGGCGAATTGCTTGCTGGTGAAATCTCTGGTGTCAGCCGTGATGTCAGTGGTCTTGCTGCAGGTCTTGGTGGAGATATATCTGGCGTCTACGCTGCTCAATCCAAGAACCTTGCTGATCTTCTTGCTCAGTCTGGTATGTCTCAGGCTGATGCGACTAGGATTGCTGCACAGCTTCTGGCTAATGTTGCGACAGGCGCATCCGGTCAGGTTGCTGGTCT